TCACGTAAAATAACCGCTTTACTGTATTCATCTGATAAAGCATTTACCTCACGCTGAATTTCTTTTTTAGCACTTGGTAAAATAGTTTTTGCTTTTTCAATATTTCTCATAGTGAAATTTGCTGTATTCTTTATCATTTGTTTTGCAGCAGTAGTTGTTAATGCTTGAACAAATTCCATACCATTTGCCATTGTTCCTGACAATATAGGTTCAAATATAGAGTTTTTAGGAATATATGCAAAACGATATAATTGTGCTATTGAGAATAAAGAGTTGCTCATTTCAAAAACAGAACGTACTGCATCTTTACCAAGACCAGTAATATTTTGTGCTCCGCCAACAAATGCATTTTTTTCTGATTTAACTGCACGAAGGATTGCTTTGTCAAGTGCACCAAAAGGTAACATAGCCATTGAGTTCTGTAATTGTTGTTGAACTTTAGCATTGGTTTGGAGACGGACACCACTTGGGTCCATTGCAGTTCCATATTTGCGTAAATCATTGTGAATTGAATCTACGTTTTGCATTGCTGTTTCAACAAATTTTTCAATTACTTCATCTTGAAAAAAGCCTCTACTATATGCAATAGTTTTAACTATCGCAAGGTTTGCATCTTTAATTACTTGAGCACGAGCACCGTCTGTAGTCGCAGAAACAAACTTATCAATTAATTCTCTACGGTATTCAGAAACAGTTTTTGGAATTAATTCATCTGTCATAATTAATTTATCACCACGTCTAAATAATGGAATATCATCAAAGACGGAAATTAATTCATCTACACCATTAAGAGGACGTAGACCTGAATTGGTTACAAATCCCTTTGGCATCATAGTTCCAAAAGTTCTAATTAAAACAGTAGTTGGTCCACCTACACGTCCACCTAGTACTGTCTGGGTAAACCCACCAACGTTTGAAAAGTCACGTTCTAATCTTGCTGTCTTAAGTTGAGCAGCCCTTGTACGTGATGCAATATATGCAGTCTTGCCAATTACAGGCTCCATTGGTTTGTAATTTTTACCAAAGAATCTAGGGCTAACCTCAAGAAGATTAGTTGCAGGATTTAATTCTTCTTTTAAGAATGCATCATAAATTGCTTGATGCTTTGGGTCTTTAGCAATAGCATCATCATATGCTTGATTCCAACGATTACGTTGTTCTACTGTATAGGTAGGTAATTTGTTATTTGCTACGTAGTAGTTTTGAATTTCTTCATTTCCTCTACCTAAATACCAAACATCATCAAGTCTTTGTGCACCAGCAAGGCGGTCAATTGCAGGACCCCAACCTTTATCTGCTAGTAATAAATCACGTACAAACGCTGGGTCTGTTGTATCTTTTACTAAAGCAGGAAGTCTTGAGTTTAAACTATATGGTTTTAATATACTAGTAATTTCAATAATATTACTTGAGTTAGCAAGATTTTCAATATCTTGACCAAATACAGTTAGTGCACCATTTTGACCATTGCTTGTTCTAAATTTAATATGGTCGTCAGCCAGTTTTTCTAATTGAGGTAGGGCATTAATATCCCCAACACGAATTTTAGTAGTTAATCCACCAGCAGTTAAAAGACTTTTTGTTATAGCAGCAAAGCCTCTAACACCTTTATCAATAGCAACGTTTTTAATTATAGTGTCATTTATTCCAGTAACCCATTTACCAACAACATTGTCTGTAAAGTTTTCTTTAACATCTTGGTCATTCCATAAATCAACTTCATCTAAATCAATTCCACCAAGACCAAGAATACCAGCCTGAATAGATGGCACAATAGGAATCATTTGTGCTTTAGTTAAAGATACACCAAGAGAAACACCTTTACTTACAAGTACTTTTTGTCCATTTATGGTTTCATACTTATCACCAGTACGACTGTAAGCATCAACTATATCTTGTGGTTGGAAACCTTTGCGAAACTTTTCTGTTTCATATAATGGGCTATTAGGGTCAGCCAATAAAAATGCTGTAGAAATAGGACGTGCAACAATAGGACTAAATATAAACTCCTCAGCCTTTTGAGCCACATTCATAATTGGGTCAACTGGCTTCATAATTGACTGGTCTTGTGAAAGAATTCCAGCATTTTTCATAGACTGCTTTATGCCAGCCTCAGTTGCTAAGTTAGCAGCAGCAGCAATTTCTGGTCTGCTTTTAGCATATGTTCCTGCACCAATTGATGCACCAGCCTGTAATACTGGAGACAAAAGACTTCCAGTAAATGAACCTAAACCTTTTGCAAGTGATTTAGTTGAATCTAAAAAATCATTCCATAAAGACACTATTGTACCGTCCCTGGCTTGAATGTAGATGGAGAGCCACCCTGAACTTCATCTTCAGTAATAGCCATTATGAATCTATCTCTATCGTTTGTAGATTCCCAAGGTACCATTGATAATGATAATGCAACTCCGAAGTTATCGTAACCTAATGAATTGGCAAACTTATCTAAATGGTCAAAGAAAGAGTTTTCTACCCATTTCACAATATCTGTGCTTTCAAATAGTTAACTAGTTCCTTGTATGAGTCAGGTGCACCAGGTAATCTAGTTGCTTGTAGTAAATCTGGTAGATATTTTTTAATTAAATCTAAGTCTTGTGACTGGTTAATTGGACTAGTAATACGTGCAGGTAATGCTTCTTCACCACGTCCACGACCAATTGCTACACCATCAGAGATAGGTAAATCACCATTATATTCAGCATCTAGTGGGGTAAAAGTTCCCATAAGTTCATCTAATGGATTACCAGTAGGAACTTGTTTTATAGATGCTGGTGCTGGTGCTGGGGCTTTTGCCAATTTCGCACCTTCTTTCTGTTCTTTAATTTGTTTGTTTACTCCATATGGGAAACCTGAGTAATTCTTACCAGATTGCCCGTCGCCACCCATAGGATTAATATTTGCTGGGTTATTTTGAGGAGCATCTGGACGGTCACCACCACGATTCTCTACAGGTTGTGCTGTTACCATTGCATCCTCCTACTTCGTAAATTGTGTTTTGATATTTGCGGTCCCACCGCACCATATGTTGTATTGAATTGCTATGTTAATTGCTTTTTTAGCGACACTTGTTGCTTTAGCGTGGGTTCTGCGTTCCATATCCATTGCTGATAGTGCACCAAGGGCTATTCCACCACCAGAACCTATGCCGTATAAGCCTTTATCATCACGCATATATCCATAGTCATCACTAACTTGATATATCTTGCCGTTAAAACAAACTAATGCATCCCAACCAGAGTCATCATCTTTATTATTCTTAGGTGCTGGTTCATAACCAGCCTCAGTTAATGTTTGTTTTATAGATGGTAGTACTCTAATCATCATAAATCTATCTGGGTCTTGAGTTTTAATTACCTTTGGTGGTTGCCATAGGTTATTAAGAATATCTCCTGCTATAGCATCACCTGCTACTGCAACTAAATACTCACCAACTTTAACTATCTTGTCGCAACCTTTGGCTATATACGGTCTATCTGTATATGTGGTCATAGTATCTGCGCCTAAAACAGCCCAGCCTTTACCTTGAATACCTACAATCGCTGTCATAGTCCCCTACTTAGATTATCTTCTGGCTATTGTTCTCACACTAGCGTTTGCTTCGCCACCTGATGTAAGGCTTGAAAGAATACTCATAATGTCTGGCGCTGGTTGTCCACCTTCAGTTACTTCAGGAGGAAGAGCGCCTCCTGTTAGGACGCCAGAGGGAGCAGGGGACGTTTGCTCAACCATAGAAGGGGCAGCCCCAACAGGAGGAACTTGTTCTGCAGGTGCTGGCTCAGGCGTAAATACTTCTTGAATTGCATCTTCAAGTGCCATACCACGTTGACGCATCTTAATAACCTCAGCAATTTGTTTAACAATTGCAGATGCATCTTGTCCTTGTGTAGCCATTGCAGGAATTGCTTGGGTGTATGCAGTTAAGGAACCAAGCAAAGCCTGGCGCATACTCTCAACTTCAATTTTTTCCAACTCTTGTGTTACGTTTACGCTAAATGGCAACTCACGCATAGCCAAATCTTTAGAGATTAAGCCACCACCAAGTGCTTGTAGCATAAAAATAAGTCCCTGTGATGGGTTAAGACCAGCCAACATTCCATAACGAACATCTGCTGAGTAGTCACCCTTGATGTCTTTTACTGGATTGTAAGTAATTTCATATGGTGAACCAGCATCTACACCACGAATTGTCTTCTCTGCTGGGAAAATTTTCTCATCAATCTCAAAACAAATCTGAATTACATCACGTAATGCACTTGCAAAGATTGCTTGGGCTGATTTAACCTGTGTATCAAAGGCACCCATAAGGGCTTGTACACCTTGACCAGTTACAATTGATGCATCAATGTTTCCAGTACGTCCTTCTGGATAACGTGCACCAACTCTAAGTTCTTGATTTAATAATGTTTGCTCAGTAAACGCACCTTGTGGAAGGGTAAGTTCTACACGGCGGACACCACCAGGTGTGGCTGTGCGGATAATCGCATCTCCACCAAGTTGTAATTCGTTAACATCAGCAGGTACAACAATAGGAGCCTGTACAGATTTCTCTGCTGCTTCCATTGCAAGTAAGGCAAATCGGTTACGAAGTAACTGAATACCTAGGATGTCATCAAATTGTCCACGCATTTCACCATCAACAGATGGCTTACGGGCTACAACAACCATCATCTTACCTAGAGGATTCTTAGCCTCTGATAAAACTAAATTTTCTTTGGTTGGCAAATAGATAACAGACTGGTCTTTATCGTAATAGCGAATCATTTCAATCTGAGCGTTAAGGTCTTGCTCATAGCGTAGTTTGCCTAGGAGTTGATACTCATACTCAGGGAATAACGAAACAAGTTCGCCCAAGGTCAGCATATATCTTTTAGCAAATGCAACACAGCGTCCATAGCGGTCAAACTCAGGGTAAGCACCAATTGGGTTTTCTAGGCGGATGCGTGGCATCTTTGCTTCTTCATCCAGTTCAATAATGAACGGGAGGAAACCATATGTGATATACCAATCAGCACCTTGGTACATCTGTACTGACAAATCAGAGTGATTAAAATAGTTTGATGCTATACGTGTACGGGTATCTGCAAACTTACGGGCACGGTCTTTGACAGCATTAGCAGCAGAACAGTTAACTGCTGGTAGTGGAGCCATAACCTCAGAAAGGTCACGGGCTACAATGTCAACAAAGTTTGCTACTACGTTTGTATCAACGCCCTCTGGAAAGAAATCAGGATAGACGGAAGCAATGTCTCCCTTGCGAACCGCAAGAACATCTTGTGCACGAGAATCTCTATCTACAGCACGATAGCGTAAAGACTGAACTCGTGCAGTAATTTGCTCAATTGATAAAGCCATTTATATCCTAACCATAAGTATCTTGCCATTGCTCTGCAATAGCGTCGTCTAAATTAATCGTGTATCGGCTTTGCATTTGTCTTCTTGTTGCCCAGCGATTGTTTGTATATGAAGTCAAGCCTGAACTCTTCTGCATTAACTCACGAACCTTGATAACTGCAAACCATAAAGCCATTACGCAGTCGGTGGCATTTCTAGTCTCAGGCTTCCAAGTGATTAACTGTTGGACTAACGCCTTAAGACCTTCAGAGCCTTCATTGCTTGGTAGTTCAATTAAATTGTTATCTTGGAATCTGCCATCTCGCAGGTTTCCAAATAGG